AGGTCCAATGATTGCTGCTCCTATTTCACCAATCCCTTGTGATAAGAAAGAAAGGTCATTTTCTCTCGTAAATACACCAGGTGATACAATTTTTTCTGCCATTTTATATTACTCCTCGTTAATTTTTGTATAATATACTCTTTATATAAGTATAAATTATTTTTTCCAAAGGTATTTTTGAATATCCTTATATTTCTGTTGTTTCTTCTTTTGGAGTTGGAGTGAATTCACCAGTTGAAGGGTCAAAGTTACCATCTCCATATTTTTCATTTAAACCTTTGAATATTTCTCTTTCTGTTTCTACAAGTTCTTGATGTTTTTGTATTAACTGAGTCTCAATACTTTCAAATTCTTGATTTCTTCTTGATTTTTCAATTTGTAACTGTCCTAATTGTGTAAAAACATTTGAAACATCTATTCTTAATTGATTAATTGAACTTACTTCTTCTTCTGTAAATTTAATTGTTTCTGCCATAACTTTGTATTTTAATTATTTTTTAATTTATATATATAAATATATACATTTTCTGAAAACGTAAAATTTTATGAAATAGTCACCGTTAAAGTAGATGACCAGTTCGCTGATAACAGTCCATGGTCAATTGCTTTAATTCTAATATACCAAGTTCCTACCGCAAGTGCAACTGGTGAAATATTTTCTGTTGCTGCATCGAAAGAACGACCTATTCTAATTGAATTTGTACTCCAATTACTATAAGTTGTATTTACCGATGAGAAGTTTGATGCATCATCAATTTCAATGTAATAAGTATCTGCTCCACTAACCGCAGTCCAAGTTAGGTTAGGGTTTGAAAACGAAAGACCACTTACTTGAGCAGGTGCACCTAAATCAGTATGAGTATCTCCTGATTTATTGTGAGTTATATACCCATTAACCATATAAGTATCTTGGTCTGCAACATCAATTGATACGATTTCAACATCATCTGTTTCAATCTCGATTGAAGTTACTTCTATTTCTTGAGTACCATTTTCTGTATACTTAATCAAGTGGTCTCCAACAATAACTCTTCTTGCTTCTAAGAATCTATATTTTTCATGTGAATCTTTTACTAATAATGGATGTTCGATAGTACATCTAATTTCACCATCATTAATATTATATATTTTATTTGAGAAAGAATATATAAGATTTTTTATCTCAACTTCAACAGGTGTTACTGTTAACTCATCTTCCATCCAATTTAAAAAATTACTTTGGCCATCTAAATCTTTTGCTAAATTATTAATTTGGAATCCTTGTAATAAATCTCCTTCTGATAAATCACCGATTTCTACAATAGTACCATCTGCCTTTGTGATAGGAGAATCGGAACGTAAACACAATGCGGTTGAGTTACCATCATATGAATCAACTGCAGTTACAGTCTTATCTCTATTTACATTATAGTTTGTAGCGTGGTCATTGAATCCGTCATTAAATTTAACTCGTATAGTATTATCCTGTGCACTCTGTAAAACGGTTTGTGTACTTGGATTTTGTGGGTTCATGTTAGAAGCTGTTACAGTAGCTTGTTTATTTATAGTTCCACTAATAGAAATATAACTACCAGCAGCTACTGACCATGTAAAATTTTGATATCTGCTTTTTACACTTGTGAATTTACTTCCTTCACCAGAAAATCCCAATTCATAGGTATCGGAATCTCCCTCAACAATGTATCTATATCCAGTTATAGAATCAACAGAGTCAATTCCATAGTTATCCAATGAAACTGCAGTATTAGCATTTCCATTCATAGCATTTAAAGATACATTTGAATTTTGAGTTGCTCCTAATGCTCCTGCTAAATTATTTAGTGATAAAGTGTCACCCGAAGTTCTTGCCATAATTTCTCCTATATATTATAAATATTGAGTAATTCTTCTACCCACACATCTTTGTTGGTAAAATTATTAATCATATACTCTTTTATGTGTAAAAACCACTTATTTTTTTCTTCATATGAGGTTTCTTTTAATCTACTATAAATATCATCGAATTCCTTTTTAGTTTCAGTCCTGTAAGGATATTCTAAATCACTACACCACATTGTATGTATAATTGGTAGCTTTCCATAATCAACTGACTGAAAAATTGAATATCCAAATGGTTCTGCTACGAAACAGGAATGAGATATTCCCCAATCCATATTCCAAAATACATCTTTAAAAGATGAATCGTAGTGATATATTTTTGCATTATGACATTCTACACCAGCTCCTTGTTTCCAAACAACTTTAAATTCACGAGAGTTAGTAAATATGTAACAATCTTTTTTATCTAAATAGTGTGGGTTTTTTCTCCCCTCACATCTTGAAGCAAATCCAAGTTTATTTGATTTACTTAAAGGTAAATTATGCTTAAATTCATAAAAATTTCTTATGTTTTTATTTTTATATGGTATTTTAAATAAACCAACCCATATTGAGTGATTTGCCCAATCATTTACTTCTCTTTCCCAAGCAGAATCAATCCAAGGATGCCATCCACGAACTGCATCAGTAAGAACTTGTGATTTTATAATATGGTCTACTGAATTATGTAAAACGTTAGAATGAATTTTATGTTTATTTTCAACTATACACCTCATTGGAGTATAATGTCCATGTAATATGTTAATTCTTCTTGCTCCTTTACATAATTCATCAAATTTTTCAATATCATCACCATGCCAATAAGTTTCAATTGGAAATTGGTAATCTTCATGTCCTTTTGGTTTATTTCTATGAATTAAAAGTATTGGTTTAACATCTAATTTAGGTGCAACTAATTCCATCCATAAGTTTACCCAAGTATCAGTACCTGCATTTACCCAAGGTCCCCCACCTGTTGAACAATAAACATCATATTCCATAAATTATTTTTGGTTTTCTTCTAAATTTTTAACTTTTTCTTGAAGAACTTTAACTGCCTCTACTAATATAGTTACGATTGATTCATATCTTACGAAATGAGTATTATCTTGATGAATCACTAAATCTTTTAGATGTTCATTGTTTTTTAGTTCATTTCCTAAAAAACCATAATCGTTTCCTTTATATGAGTTTTGACCTTCATTCCATGTGAACTTATAACCCCTTAACTCAGATATAATTTTTTCAGCTTTTAATATTTTTTTTCTATTGTCTGAAAACTTAGCTTCTGCTATTTTTTTATTACCTCTGTCCATTTATATTCCTATTAAAGATTTTAATGTTTTTATTATATCTTTTTTTGTTTTACCTTCGTGTTTCAAAACTACATTAGTTCTATTGAAAGAAACTAATGTTGGTAATTTTTCTATTTCTACTAATTCTGAAATATTTTGATTTCTATCTACATCACAATAGATAAAATCAATATTTTTTTCTCTTTCAGTTGGTTCTAATTTTACAAACTCTTTTTTTAGAGATTCACATTGTTCACACCAATTAACACCAAACATAACAATAGTTTTATCTCTAGCCGATGTTAATTTTTGTAATGTAAATATGTTATCTGATTCTATAAACATAATTATTCCTTTTTAATATATAGAAAACAAACAGGTACCTATTGAACCATCTGTGTTTATTATCATTTTATTCCATTCACTCGAATGAAGAGTTAAATCAGTAGTAGGTACTTCAGCGGTAAACACAACATACCAAGTACCATTAGAAGGAGCAGTAAATGCATTACCTGCCAAAGGCCCATCATAGTAGTATATAGTATCACCATTTGCAGGCCATTTATTTCCAGTACCACAAGTGAATTTCGTTGTACTTGAGTAAGCATATCCAGCTTTAGTGTTAACATTGTAAGTACCTCCAATATTGTAGTTTTCAGAACCACTTATTATATTACCATTTATATCAGTACCTAAGTAAAATATACCTTGAGTGTTATCCAAAGATTGAGTATCATATGGACTAACAAACGATATATTTCCACCATAATCCACCATTGGATAAGGCAATCCGGATTGTTGTCTCATATACATTGCACCATTATAATGTAAGAAACGATTCCCTGTAAATCTATCTAAATTATCTTCATGAAATTTAACATCAAAGGTAGTTGTATCCCAAAAATAATTATATGCATAATCACCATATGATGCTGTAGTATATGCTTTAATCACATTTTGTTCTCCGTATGAACCTGTATTGTTATAATATGATAAACCACCAGGTAGATAACTTCTATAATTTGTCCATCCAAAATCTCGTTTAGAACCAGATGTTAGATAATATATTTCTCGTGTTGTAGAATAATTAGTTGCTGATGTTGGGCTTGTGTTAGTATTTACACTCATAGAAACAATTTCCTTAGTCCATCCTTGAGAAATATCTGCAAATACATCATCTGTATAAAAAGAACCTTGTGTAAAAGTTGTTCCATTATCACCACTTTCGGTTACAGCTAAAGTAGGTTCTACTGTGGAACGTAATTTTGTAGTTCCTCGTGTGTTAAATCTATACCACCATCCTTCTTTTGATTGAACTTCAAAAGTTCGTACTTTATCATATTCAGGTGAATCTACTGTCCATTCATTTGAACCACTAAATAAAGAGTTTATAACAGGATTCCAATTTCCTTGTAATTGGTTATCATTATACCATGTTTTGGTAACAATTCCTCTTGATATAGCAGCATATCTTATTGGTAAAAACGTTCCTCCACTTGAGAAATACCAATTAGAGCCAGTAGAAGATTGGTCAGTTGAAGCTAATGTTGTCCATAATTTAGTGCTAGTACCATCCGTATCATAAATTGTATCTCCTACTTTTATAGGTGTGTTATAGGATTTAAAACTACTATATGTTTGACCTACTGGACTATAATTCGCTCCCTCATCAAATGACCTACTAACCCAATATATAGTTTTACCTTCATTTAATGTCAGTTTTTGGTTTACTAACGTACTTGAGTATTGAGATGGCCAATCTTGTAAAGTCCAGTTAACAGATGCACTATGAGCTAAACTTCTGTAATCATCAGCACCTCCAACCGACGGAGCGTTTGAATATACATTACTCCCACTTTGATAAATTCTATATCCAATTAATGGTTTATATGTTAAGTAATCTCCATTTGGTGAGTATGATGCGGTAACTGCTGGATATGAAGTCTCGTTAAAAATAAATTTAACTTCTGCAACACCATCATAGAAATATAGACTACTTCCAGTAACAGTACCATAAGTACTATCTATAACAAAATCACTTTCAGTCCAACTCGGTATAACAGTTCTTCGAAGTTCTGGGGTATAATTTCTCATTTCCCAACTACCAACCGTTACATCAACAGAAGTATTACTAAAATAACTGTTATCCGTTAAAGTTAGTGTATAAGTCATTTCACTTCCTGATAATAAATCAAAAGTCTGACTACCTGAAACTGACATCCAATTGAGTGAATATATTCCAGAAGAACCTCCACCACCACTACTTGGTGCAGAAGTTGTATCGGTTATAGAAAGTGTTTGTGATATTCCAGTTCCATCAAGTGTAAGTGTTATATTTTCACTTTCATATACACCATCATCTGCCAAAGTTATTGATATAGTACTTCCCCATTTATAAGTGTGATAATTTACATTAAAATTACCAGTTAAACTACCAGCAGATAAATCTGCAGATGTAATTCCACTAATTGTATAAGCAACACTACCTGTTGCAACTCCTCTTGTATTTAATGTCCAAGTAATGGTATCACCTTCGGTTACAGGACTTGATTTGTTACAAGCTATTTCGTATCTACCACCATTATATGTACCAACTATGTGTGCAAATCCATATGCGTTAGCTACCTTATACTGAAGAATACCACCATTTGCAGTACTTACATTATCAAACTTACCAACAAAAGTTACTTTTATATCATTTGTATCATGCCATACTGCAATATCACTTATAGGTTCTGTAATACTATCCCAACTAACTGTACTTGTATCTGTATTCAAATATGGGGAATCCAGCATATCAATATTACCATCAGGTCTTATTCTTAAAATATTTTGGTCATATGGTATAGAATGATTATAATACCAATTTGTTTCGGTAACATTACCACTTTTATCAACCCAATTGTTAAAAATACCAGCTACCCAATGGTTTCCAACTTTATCTCTTTTAATATCAGTTACTAAATCAAAATTTCCTTTTGGCCATGTGTTATTCCAACCAGCGTTTCTCAATCCAACATCGTTTATGACAAACCCACTACTACCAGTTGGTATATAGGTTGCATCACTTTGAGTTATTTGAGTTAATACAGATGGAGTTGACCAAGGATATGATAAATATCCAGGTATTCCATACTCAGGTACAAATACTCTACTAAAATCTAAACTTTGAGATGTATTTGAACCTGATACTTGAGTTACTGCTCCTCCAATAACCAATGTTCCGTCATTCCATGGAAATATTTCGTGTGGAGCTTGAAGATAATATTGTGTCCGAGTAGTCCCTGCCAAATAATTACTTGGATTAGAATTAAATGTTGTATCTAATGCACCATCAACTGATGCCTTTCTAATTGGCCTTCTATTATAATGAGAGTTTAAATTAAATCCTAAAGATGCAGTTTCATATGTTGTGTTATCTGCAATATCAAAAACAAATGAATCATCAGGTAAAACTTTAACTAATCGTGGAAATCCTGTATTCATTGGAGGAGTTGCATCTCCCATTTGGGTTGAACCAGTTAAAGGTCCATTTCTAAATGTAGAATCTAAAGTACCATTTTGATTTAATCTAAATAAAGAACCTGATTTTTCAGATGTTACTATGATTTTACCATCACTCTGTAAATCAAAATCTGATATAATATAACTGGTAGCTGAATATCGTCCTCCAAATGTAGAATATACGTTTGAGTTAAAGGTTGTATCATAAGTACCATCTGAATTTAATCTAAAAAAATAAGAAAGTCTTGTTAGAGGTGAACCATAATATAATCCACTTTCATTTGTACCGGTTGTATTATACAACTTTCCATATCGTGGATTTACATATATCTTATCATTTATAGGGTCAACTTTTACCCTTGGAAAAGACATATTATCAATACCAGGATAACTTATTCCACCTCTATCACCAAATGAAGTATCTAAAGTACCATCAGTAGCTAATCTAAATATTTTTGTTGAATTATTAGTTCCATCATATACATTGTTAGTTGCACCAACTATAAGTTTACCATCGGATTGGTGGTCAACAGAGTATGCTGGATAATTAAATGCATTTCCAAAATCAATAGAAGTATCTTCGGTTATTGTTATACTACCAGTATTACTTGATGAAGAACTACCACCACTACCGCCTGATGAAGAACTACCACCACTACCGCCTGATGAAACTGCACCAGAAATAAATTGTGCTACCTCACCACCAGAAGTTGATAAAAAGGTTGTCTGATTCCATTCTGTAGCCATATCATTATCTTTTAACTATTATTTTACCATTAAATGTATTATTGAAAGCTACTGTAATTTGATTTGCAGAATTACTTGTTACACTCGATGGTATTTCCATCTGATTACTTCCTGTATTCCACGCTTGTACAAATGGGTAGGATTCATCAAGATTGTGTGTTACAGTATATGATGTATTTCCCGATACTGATTGTCTAAATGAATTGGTTGCTGCTATTATATGTCCACCTTTTGCAACAACAACATGACCAGAATCAGCTGCCGATAATACAACTTGTACTGTATTTTTATCAGTTAAAGATACACTTTGTGGTATAAGTTGATTGTAACTTGTATCGTAAGTAGAAACAATTACATTATAAGTATCAAAGTTATGAGCTACATTTATAGTAGATTGGTCAGAGAATGATGCGGTTAATGTTGCAACTTGTGCAACACTAATTCCAGTTAATCCACTACCATCACCGGTAAACGAGCCAGTAAATGAACCAGTTAAGATTGCGTTGTTAATATCAAGAGAAGAAGAAAAGGCTTCTACTGCAATTAATCGTGTATCAACTGATTGTGAGTAATCTGTAAAGTTTTCGTTTGATGATGATAAAACATTATCACCATTGATTTCTAAATATCTTAAATCTAAAGAAGATGTAACTTGGTCTGAACCACTTACTACACCATCTCCGTTGATTTCTAAATATCTTAAATCGAGTGATGAAGTTACTTGGTCTGAGCCTGAAACTACACCATCACCATTGATTTCTAAATATCTTAAATCTAAAGAAGATGTAACTTGGTCTGAACCTGAAACTACACCTGTTCCACCAAAAATAATATTAGAATATGCAATATCGGTTAATTCAGAACCATTTCCTTTAAATCCTACTGATGAACTTACTTTAGCATCAAATAAGAAAGAACTATTAGTGTGGTCCCAAATTAATGTTTTATTTGCTCCTGCTATTTCAATACCCGCACCATCAGCTTGTAATGATGTAGTTGAACCACTTGCTAATGTTATTAATTTATCTTCTATTAAAAGTTGAGTAGTGTTTAACGATGTATTAGTACCTTGTACAGTTAAATCTCCAAGTACTGTTAAGTTAGTACCACTAACTTCAATTGCTTGTTTTAATGAAGATGTATATGAATGTATTTCATTTAAATCAGAACCACTAATAAATCCAAAAGCAGTAATCTGAGCAGAGCCAGATAATACACCTGCTCCTAATGATTGATAAGAACCTGTGGCCGTTTCTAATGTATCTAATCTCGATTCATGAACTGAACCTGTTGATTCTGTATTGGTTACTCGTGTATCTATTGATTGAGTAAACGAGTTTATACTTGAAATATTAAAATTATTAGTAGTATATAATTGATATTCACTTCCTTTTACTCCACCCTTCCAATGACCGGCACTTTCATCCCAAAATAAGGAACCAGTACCACCACTTTGAGCAGATACTTCCAATCCACCATCGGTGTTTCCTTTACCCCAGTTAAGTAGTAAAATATTATCTTGGATTCTAATATCATCTGCATTCGATAAAGTAAGTGTACCCGTAACAGTTGCGTTACCATTAACAGTTAAGTCACCAACAAAATTAATATTACCTGAGCCGGATATTGTATATCCATTTAAACTTGTATTTGATACAAAATTACCTCCAAAACTTGTAGCGGCCGCCGTAACAATATGTCCACCCTTTGCAACTACAACTGTACCTGTTACTGCACTTGGGAATGTAATAACTGCTTGATTTAAGTTACTTGTATTTACATTTTGAGGTATAATTTGGTTATTAGTGTTATCATAAACTGCAACAAGTATGTTTCTTGTATTAAAGTTGTGTGTTACTGTTACAGAAGTTTGATTTGTAAATGTATCTGCAACTGTTGCTGCCTGAGATACTGTGATACCCGTTAAACTACTACCATCTCCACTAAATGAGTTTGCAGTAATATCACCAGTACCAAAATTAACTGTTTGATTTGATAGAGATGATATTACTTGATTTGAAGATGAGTGTATTCCACTTCCACCTAATACTTGAGATGAACCACTTACTGTTCCTGTTGGTAGAAGTGATGTTACTTGTGCAGAAGATGAAACAATACCACTACTATTTAAAGTAATATCATCAATAGAAGCAGATGTTGCATAAATATGTCTCCATTTTTTAGATGAAGAACCTAAATCAAATGTATTATCTATATCTGGTATTAAAGAAGATGATAATTCTGCCGATATTACTACCGAATCAGTAGTTGTATCACCAATAGTAATATTACCACCTAAAGTAAGATTACCTAAAATATTTACATCACCACCACCGAATTCGAACGATGAACCACTAAATGATAGTTTGGTATCGGAATTATTAGCTGCATTTCTTGAATTTATAACAATACCATTTCCAGCAGTTGTATTTGTTATTACACCAAATCTATCTCCGGTTGTTGAACCTTGTACTTTTAAAGAATAATTAGCACCCGCACTTGAATTTTGTATTGTTTGTGCACCTACAAACGTATTTGAGCCTGTGATTGCAAATCCTAAAGATGTAATTTGAGTTGAACCACTAATAATATTACTACCATTTGCTATTTGAGCTGAACCAGAAACAGTTCCTATTGGTAATAAAGGTATTATTTGTGCAGAAGATGAAACAATATCAGTTCCATATAAAGTAAGTTGAGAACCATCTCCAATAAATGAAGATGCTGAAACGAATGAAGAAGCCGATATAGCACCAATTAAATTAAATGAGCCTGAGTTTGATGAATTTGTTGTAAGAATTTCTTGAATGGAAGATGCGCCATTATCTTTTTCAAAAAATATTCTACCATCATAGGTGTTAATTGCCAACTCTCCCAATTCAAGATTGGAAGTAGTCGGTATCTTACCCTGTACCGAGGTTCTTTTTAATTTTACTACCTGTGCCATATTTATGACTTACCGTTTTCATTATATAATTAGTTGGTAATTAAAAAATCCTTATATAAGGATTAAACCCCCCACTAAGGAGGGGTTTTTTTTACCTTTTTATTTTGATTTTAAATCGTTTAAATCATCTTTTAGTTGATTGATATCCGATAAAATTCCATTCAAAATATCTGAATTAGAATTATTCTGTTCTTGATGAGATGCGTGAAGTCCATCAATTTCTTTTTGTTGTTCTTTTACACATTCAATTAAAAGAGCAACTAATTTAGGATAATCAACTGCTTTATATCCATCACTTTTAGTGTGAACTAATTCAGGTAATACTTTTTCTACATCTTGTGCAATTACACCAACAGTAGGTAATTGTTTTTGAATAGCGTCTGCATTATCATTCCATTCCCATTTTACACCTCTCAATTCACTTATTTTTTGAAGTGGTTCACTAATAACTTGGATATTATCTTTTAATCTTTCATCAGAAGATGCGTATGCAATAACGTCACCAGTAAATGTACCAGTCGCACCATTTACATTACCAAATGTTACGTTTGATGAAGTAGTTACATCTTGGTTCATTCCTCCTAAGTAACCCCATTGAGTTGCCGAGATTGTAGTTGTACCAATATTTTCTAATTGCTCACCTTCTGCTGCTGTTAGGTTTGATATTTCAGTAATTTTTGAAGCCGCAATTGAACCTGCTAAGTGTATATTATCAATAGAACCTTCTACATAGTGTTCTGAATCAATTGCATCATCTGAGATGTTTGTACCATCGATTGCATCTAATCCAATATAATCATGTGCAATTGCAGTACCATTCCAAGTACCAGTTGTAATTGTACCTAAAGTTGTAATTGAAGAAGCACCTGTAAATCCAGTTTTGTTAGCATCTTGTAATACAATTTGAGATGAACCTGATACCGAACCAACTGGTAGTGGGTCTGCATCTAAGTATTCTGATGCGATAGTCGTACCTTGCCAAACACCAGTTGCAATTGTACCTAAAGTTGTAATTGATGTCTGTCCAACATATGTTGAAGCGATATCAACTGCATCTGCAGATACTGAAATTCTATTAGCTGTACCACCAACATTTAAAGTTCTATCTGTGGTTAAATTACCACCACCAGTTAAACCATCTCCTGCAATAACTTGTAATGATTGTGATACTTTACCACCGATTGTGTTAGAAATAGTAGTTGAGAAGTTTGCATCATCACCAAGTGCAGCTGCTAACTCATTAAGAGTATCAAGAGTACCAGGTGCTGAATCAACTATACCAGCTACTTCATTATCGATGTATTCCTTAACATTACCTGTCATATCTGTTAGGTAGTTAATCTTAGTTGCAGTTACTTCAATTGCTGCTAATTTAGTGAAATCTGATTGAACTAATCCAGCTACACCATCTAATAAGTTAAGTTCTGCAGGTGTTGCGGTAATATCAACTCCTCCAACTTGTAGTTTGGTAGCGTTTACTTCACCACCTGAACCATATACTACTGCTTTCGAGTTGGTAACTGTACCAGCGGTTGAACCATCTAATAAGTTAAGTTCTGATGCGGTTGCATCAACTGCGGTTGAACCAATTGTTAAGTTTCCTTCTGGTACTGTGATTGTACCTGTTGTTACAACATTACCATTTGTATCTCCTACTGTAAATGCTCCATCTACATCAATACCACCATCTAAACTTGCTAATCCAGTTACATCAACAGTTGAAGTTAAAGTAGTTGCCCCAGCGGATAAAGTGCCAGAACCACTAATACTTCCATTTGCGGTTAAACCAGTTACAGTTGTTGCTCCTGCGGATAGAGTTCCTGTTGTTGCAACGTTACCAGTTGAATCAGCAACTGTAAATACTCCATCTACATCAATACCACCATCAAGTGAGGATAGACCACTTACGGTTACAGCATCGTTAAATGTTGCATTACCATTACCTACTAAATCTTGTACTGAACCTGTGAATGAACCAGAAATGTTTGAAGATGCTTGACCTCCAGCTGATGTAGTTGTAACTACTTCACCATTAGTATCTACACTCATGGTTACTGCACCATTACTACTTGATACAATTAAAGAAGAAGCAACGACAGCTGTTGCAGCTCCGTTTTCATCCTGTGCTTCTATCTCACCATCATTGTTTAATTTGAATGATTTAGTTCCAACACCACCAAGAATACCACCAATGGTTATAGTTGATGCTGCAATTGGAGCTGCATTACCAGTTGATTTATTTTTAATGTTCAATCCACCAGCACTTACTCCAAGTGAAATACCACCAATATTTGCGGTATTACCAACTAACCAAAGGTCTTGGAATGGGTATGCCTCAGAACCTAAGTCATAAGCTCCTGATGTATCAGGTATAAGGTCTGAACCAATAGTACTAAATTGTGCTGAACCACTAAATGAACCAGAATATTGACCATTATCTGGTAACGTAAAGGTTGCTCCATCTGCGAATGTTAACGAACCTGAAATTATGGGACTGTGTATAATCATTTTTTTTCTATCCTATTTTAATTACTTATATAAATATTATTTTTTTTCTTAAATATCACCACCATCTATTGATGCGATTGATGAAGATGCTGCGGTTCCAGTTACATCACCACTAAGAGTTACTTGTGCTGAACCACTAAATACACCATCTGTATTTAATTTTGTTTTTACTTTTTCATCAAAACCACTAATGTTATCAGCATCTACTGAACCACTAACGATATGACCACCTTTTGCAACTACTGCATAACCAGTAACAGAATTAGGGAATGTAATTGTTACTGTATCTGAATCAGTAATTCTAATACTTTGTGGTACAATTTGGTAATCATCACTATCGTATGCTTGAACGATTGGATTCGGTGCATTTAAGTTGTGATTTACTGTCCAAGTTGTTCCTGTGAAAGATTGTTTAACGGTTGCTGATTGGTCAACTGTAATATTGGTTAATCCACTACCATCTCCTGTAAAAAATGAGGCAGTAACTGAACCATTTACATTAAGTGAACCTGTAAATTCATCTGTTACTACTTGTCTGATATCATCACCAGCCGAACCACTTTTTCGAAGGAATACTTTACCATCATGAACGTTGATTGCTAATTCGCCAGTAGTTAAATCAGAAGTAGTTGGAACACTACCTGCTACTGTACTTCTTTTTAGTCTGATAATTTGAGCCATGTTTTATTTTCCCTAATTAATTTTTTTCTTTAATTCTTGAACTTCTTTAGAAAGTTCTTTAATACCTTCGATAAGTAGTGATACTAACTTATCATATTTTACGGCTTTATACCCATTTTCTCGTGTCTGTACCAACTCTGGTAGGATTTCTTCGATTTCTTGAGCTATAACACCATAATCTTTACCATTATAAATATTCTGTTTTTCAGTATTCCAAACAAAAGAATACCCTCCAATTGAATTTATTTTTGAAATTGGGTCAGAAATCGGTTGAATTTCATCTTTTAATCTTCTATCTGAGGATGCGTAAGCAACAATATCACCAGTTGCGGATACAGTATTAAAGGTTACATCATCACCGGTTGCGATTCCTTGATTGGATGAACCCAAATATCCCCATTGAGTTGCAGATATTGTTGTTGTACCAATATTTTCTAATTGTGCACCTTCATCTGCTGTTAAGTTACTGATTTCAGTTACTTGTGCTGCTGAAATAGTTTTGTTAGTAAGAGTTTGTGTTGCATCGATTGTTACAATATCTCCTGCAGTTGTTCCTCCAACAGTTACTCCATCTAATTGGTTAAGTTCTGCTGCAGTTGAAGTTACTGCCGTACCATTGATTAAAATACCACTTGTTGGTACATCTACTACCTTGTTAAATACCCACTTATCACCAGTTGATGCGTAAGTAAGTGTAGCACTCGCTCCATCTACTGTAATACCAGCACCATTCGCTGCAGCCGATGAAGCAGATCCAGAAGCTAATGTAATGTTTAAATCCTCAACATTCAATGTTGCAGTATTAAGTTGTGTTGTATCACCTTGTACTGTAAGGTTACCTAATATTGTTACATCACTTGAGTTTAATGAAATAGCACTATTAAATGAACCTGTAAATGTATTAAGATTTGAAATATCTGTATGAGATAAATCTGAAATCTGTGATTCAGTAATTGTAATTTGAGAACTTCCACTAACTACTCCGCTTGGTAACGAAGATATTACTTGAGATGAACCACTAATTACACCATTATCAGCAGCAATAGTACCAATAAAAGTATCCGCAGTTATATTAAAATCAACTAACATATTGGATGCAGTAACCGCGTTTCTTGCTATTACATTACTTGAGTATAAATTACCACTATTCCAACTTCCTCCATTGGATACTAAATCTCCATCAGTATCAAATACCCATGCTTTTGTTGCGGTTGCATCGGGTTTAATTGCTATGGATACTCCACTATTTGTATCTACATACCTTACGTTAGATGAAACATAATCATAAGATTTAACTGTACCAGAATCATCAAAAGAAAGAATACCTGAAAGTCCACTATTATAAAGTGATAATTGATTACCACTTCCTAAATCAGCAACGTTACCAACAGAAGTTCCTATTGCAACTAAATCAGTTCCATCAGTTGAAATTGCAGAACCACTAATAATACCACTTGGTAATTGGTCTGAACCACTAATTACCCCACTTGGTAAGAAATCAATTACTTGTTGAGAACCAGAAACAGTTCCGGCTGGTGCACCTATCGCTGCAACTGCGTTACTAAAGTGAGATGAACCTGTATTTATTTGGAACTCAATGTAGTTAACACCAAGAAGTTGGGTTATTGTGGTACTGATATCATTCGTGGTAGTATCTCCCCTAAAATATAGTTTTTCTCCTGAAGAAATGTGTTGGTTTAAACCATTGGTAGCATCAGCGTACCAACCACCATAATAAGATTGTTGAGCTTGAACTCCATTTATAAAATGTTGAGATGAGGTATCCAAAGAAAGAGATACATATCCAGCATCTCCACCACCACTTAAACCAAATGAGGCAGAAACACCAGTAATATCTGCTGCTTGAACTACATTATTAATGTAATCATAAACTGCTTTTACGTTTGGAATTGTATTAGGGTCATCTGCTAATGAAGATGATACGTTATAGAATGCCGAAGTTCCTAAAGAACCACTTGTTGGGAAATTTCCAACTAAAGTATATAGTGATTGTGATGTTGCTGAACCACTTGAAAGAGTATTTAATAATCTTGTATCTACCGATTGTGAATAATCAGAGAAGTTTTCATTTGAAGATGATAATAAATTATTACCACCAAGAGTAGCATATCTTGAATCCAAAGATGCAGTTACTTGGTCTGAACCACTAACTAAACCTGGTGTTTGTACTTCTAATACTTCTATGATTTGAGTTGAACCCGATACTGTTCCACTTGGTAAATAAGTTATAACTTGATTTGAAGATGAAACTATACTTGTACCACCAAGAACTTGAGTTGAACCACTTATTGTACCACTTGGTAAAAAGTTGGTTACTTGAGTTGAAGATGAAACTATATCACTCCCTCCCAATATTTGGTCTGAACCACTTACAAGAGTTGGTTTATTTAATATGTTATCATATTCAACAGAATCTGCGGTTAAACCTGTTAAGTTAGAACCATCTCCTTTAAATCCTACTGAAGAACTTACTTGTGCATCAAATACGAATTGAGTTGTACTATGTTCCCATTGTAGTGATTTATTTGCTCCATCAATTGTTATACCTGCTCCATTTGCAGCTGAAGAATCAGCTGCACCACTTGCAAGTAAAATATTTTTATCCTCAACATTTAATGTACTTGTATTAAGTTGAGTTTGTGTTCCTTGTACTGTTAAGTTTCCTAATATTGTTACATCACTTGAGTTTAATGAAATTGCAGTATCAAATGAATTTGTAAACGAATTAAGAGAACTAATAGATGTATCTACTGAACCAGTATAAGTTGCTAATGTTGTATTTTTTGTATCTTGTGATGATGTAAATGAATTTACTTGAGTTAATACATCAACTACTTGAGATGAACCACTAACAGTACCACTTGGTAAGAATGATACTACTTGAACTGAAGATGAAACTATACTTGTTCCACCAAGAACTTGTACTGAGCCACTTACTGTATTTGTTGGTAATGATTCAACTACTTGAGATGAACCACTAACTAAACCATTTGGTAATTGTGTAGAACCACTAATTACACCACTTGGTAGTAAATCAATTACTTGTTGTGAACCAGAAATAGTTCCGGCTGGTGCACCTACTCCAGCAACTGCATCAGTAAAATGAACAGAACCAGTATCTAAATCAAAATATACATACTCGTTACCTGGAGCTAAAGTTTCAGTTATTATACCATTTCTACCAGTAAAATAAAGTCTTTGATACGATGATATAAATAAATCATTATTATTATCTCCTCGTGCATACCATCCACCATAATTATCATATCCTAATAATGATATTTGTGCAGAACTTGATACTACCCCACTTGGTAAATTTGCTACCAAATCTACTGAATCAATTGAAGCAGATAATGCGTATAAATGATTCCATTTTTTAGTTGTAGAACCTAAATCGTAAGTTGCTGATGCAGATGGAATTAAATCAGAATCAAATTGACCTGATATTGTAATGCTGTCTTGTACTGCATCTCCTAAAATAATATTACCACCAATTGTGATATCACCACTAAGATTTACGTTTGATGCAGTTAAATCACCACTAAGATATAAGTTTGAACCAGTATAATCACCAGTAATAGAAAATGAACCAGCGTTTGATTCATCTAATTTTGTAAGTTTAATTACTTCACTAGCAGATTTACCTACAACAAGAATATTGGAACCAGTATCAAAAAAAGGTTCTGCTATGTTAGGTCCTTGTGAGATATAAGTACTCGTTGAACCTTGTCTTAATTGTAATATTGCTGCCATTTACTCTTTCCTAACTTTATCCTATACTATAAATATATTTTTTTGTAATCCATCATTATACGATTTCAATGATTCCATAAAAATCACCGCCACCTGATGGAGTTACTTTAATGTGTATAGAATCGAATGGGTTTATACTTAAACTCGTGAAAGTTATAGTTGATATTGTATTCGAAGTCAATGATGTGGTAGTTGGTGTTACCATAGATGTTGCACCTGAGAATGCTGTTCCATCAGCGTTCTTAAATATATCCACAGTTACATCAACTGAATTACTACATCTTAAATGAACTTTAATTGTATCAAGGTCACCTGATATCAACATAAAAGCTGAATCATCAACTGGTGATGCTGAAGTATCTGATGTTCTTGTTTGTGAGTTAAAGAAAAATGCAGAAGTATTACTTCTTGATGCAGCAACGAATAAACGAGTCTTACCTTGTTCGAAATCAGGTTTACCTGGTGCCCATTCTTGAGAACCACTATTCCAAACAGGTAAGTAACCATGTGGAATTAAAGAAGCAGTATAATCATTCACATCCGCAAGTTGGTCAAAAGTAAGTGCTCCAATCGTAGTATCAAACGAAGCAGATACATTTGTGATTCGTGAATCTACTGAAGTAGAAAATTCTCCTTCTAAACTATCTAATCTTGTTTCGTGGTCTGAACCTGTTGTGAATATTTCAATTAATCTACCATCTACTGAACTTGAGAAAGTTCCTTCTAATTCATCTAATCTTGTTTCGTGGTCTGAACCTGTTGCAAATATTTCAATTAATCTTGAATCAAGAGAAGTACTCATCGGTCCTTCGATTGCAACCAATCTTGAATCTACTGATTGTGAATAATCTGCGAAGTTTTCGTTTGATGAAGAAAGTAAGGTAGTACCTCCAAATGAAGAACCACTAATATTTCCTTCAACTTGTAATTGTTTGTTTAGTTGGAATGAATCATTTGTAGATGAATATAGGATTGTTGCATCTGCTCCATCGATTGTAATTCCACCACCATCAGCGGCTGCAGCGTTTACTGCTCCACTTGCAATTAAGATATTTTTATCTTCAACATTTAATATTGAAGTATTAAGTTGTGTTTGTGTACCTTGTATAGTTAAATTACCAGTAACGATGGTATCACCAGTTACAGTAAGAGTTGAACCATCAAAAGTAAGGTTACCACTATCTTCTAATTCACCACTTGTTCCTGCAAGTACTACTCTACCACTTGTTAAATCTTCTACATTAAGAGAAGAAAGGGTTGATTGAGAATCCACATCAAGTGTTCCTAATATTTGTGTGTTACCACTTCCTTGTTGAATTGTAAAATTACCAGTTCCTATGTTAAGTTCTGTACCATTGAATGTGAAGTTTCCATCATCTTCGATTTCTCCACCTGCTCCAACAATTACAACTCTGTTATCTGTTAAATCTTCTACGTTTACTGATGCAAGAGTTGATTGTCCATCTACATCTAGTGTACCACTTGTATGTGTGTTACCACTACTTCTTTGTACTGTGAATTTTTCTTCTCCAATGTTTAATTCAGTATCAGTAAATACAAAATCTACACTATCTTCTAATTCACCATTAATACCTGCTATTACAACTCTATCGTTTGTTAAATCTTTTACTATTGCTGATTGTAAATATGCTTCATTTCCAACTGAAATATCTTGTGAAGCACTTACACCACCAGTAATTCCTACATAGGTATCATTCCATGTAAAACTTGTAGAGTTATCTAAAGTTCCTTGTACATTTGTAAATACAATACCACCATTAACTGCTAATTCATTTATAGTAACTGAACCAGTTATATTCATACCAGCACCATGGAATTGGAAACTTGCACCACTACCACTTTGGTAGTAATCACTATTTGTTAATCTGAAATCTTGTCCATCGTAGGTTAGATTTGAATCAGATTCTAATCTACCAGAAGGACCAACTATTACAAGTCTATTATCAACTAAATCTTCAACTTCTACATATCCAAATCTACCTAATTCATCTACTTTAATCTGTCCTGTTAAATCAATATTTGAACCTGATAAAGCTCCTCCTAAACTTCCACTATTTACATCTCTTTGTAAATAAACATTTCTCCATCGTTTAGTATCTTGTCCTAAATCGTACAATCCATCAGTAGCAGCAGATGATACTTGTCCGAATTGGTCATTATCTGGTATTAGGTTACCACTAAAATCTGACCTTACTGTTACAACATCATCTGGTTGATTATCACCCATTATTAAGTGACCATCAATTCGAACATTATTTTTAAACCATGCGTGTGATGCTGTTATATTTCCACTTAAATACATACTTGAAGTTGTATGTATTCCACTTCCCAAATCTGAGCCGGTTATATCTCCTACAATCCATAGGGAACCTGTATTTGGTTCATCTTTTGTAGAACCACTATTTGCTTGTGAAAGTTTTACTAAGGTAATCCAATCAGCAGAAGAACCCGTTCCATCGGTTGTTCCGATGTGGAGTGTATCTCTACTGGTATCAAAGTATGGTTCGGAAAGGTTAGTTCCGTAATCACTAAAATCAGTAAGTACACCTCTCCTTAATTGTAATATTGCTGCCATTTAAGTTTTTCCTAATTTATTACATATAAATATTGATGATTTCAATAATTGTTTTTTTCAAACATACCAATACTAATATAAGTATAAAATAAATAGGTATATAAAAAAACCCCCACATTTCTGTGAGGGTTTTTAAGTTAAATATCAGTATATTCTTAGAATGTACCTCCATCAAGTTCGTTAGAAGCAACGAACGAAGAACCATTCCATTGAATTACATCACCAGCTGTTGAAGCATCTACTGAAACTAATTTATCATTAGAATCAACATAAATAAATGCTCCATTAACTCCTGCATTTAGACCTGTGATTGTTAAATCACCACTAAATGTAGCATCAGTACCATCATCAGAAAGTACAGAATCAACTAATAATCCGTTAGAATCAGCTTTAAGAACAGTATTCGTGGTTGGAGAGGTATTTAACCTAGCGAATTCTTTCTCTGAACCTAATGCTCCACCAGTCCAATTATCATTAGTAGCGTTCCACACTAAAGAACCACTAACAGTTGAACCACCAGTTGCATCAGTAACTAAAAGTCCTGATGTTGTTTGTGCTCCACCATAGTTAAGTTCTAAAATGTTATCACCAATTTGAACAGTAGTTGAATCAATAGTAGTAGTTGTACCTAATACTGAAAGGTTACCAGTTACAGTTAAGTTTCCACCAACAGATGCATCAGTAGTAACTGTTAAGTCATTACCAATTGTTACATCGTTAGGTAAACCGATTGTTACAGTTCCACCAGAACCTAAAGTTACAGAACCATCCGAGATTTCGATTTCGTTAGCAGTACCTTGAACTGTTAATGAAGTGTTACCTTGTACTGCGGTGTTAGCATCTGAACCATAATCTACATTTAGGTTTTGGTTACCTAATGAATAAGATAAACCATTACCAGCGGTATCAGCATTAAGGTTTGCACCTCTTACTCCACCACTTGTAGTTGCACCATCACCAGCTTTTAGAGATACGTTACCACTTGTTACTGAGAAATCATCAGAATCAAATGAAGCAACACCTTTTCCAGATGTACTTGCATTAACACCACTTACAGTAACTTTATCAGTAGAAACTGTTACTTCAATACCAGTAGCTGAACCACTATCAAAAGTTAAGGTATCATTAATAAGGTCAACAGCGTTAGAGTTACCTAATCCATCAGCGATTGTTAAATCAGTTGAAAGACCAGTTAATCCACTACCATCACCTACAAATGAACCAGTAAATGTAGTATCACCTGCAACATTACCTATATCATCACCACTAATTCTACCAGTACCGAAATCAGTTGCTTGGTTAGAAAGTGCTGCAACAACTTGAGCTGAACCAGAGTGAACTCCACTACCCTGTAAATGAGTAATAGTTTGAGCTGAACCAGAAACTACACCATTTGTAGAGTTAATTGCTCCATAGATGTTAGTACCATGAATTTCAGCAAATTTATCAGCTGAAGAACCTAAGTCATAAGTGTTGTTTGCACTTGGGATAATATCAGATGCTAAATCTGCAGATAATGTTACAGTGTCAGATGCTGCATCACCAATTGTGATGTTACCACCTAAAGTAATGTTACCATCAATTAATGCATTACCAGTCAAATATAAGTTTGAACCTGAGATATCACCTAAAGCAACAACGTTGTTTCTTAAATTTATATTAGATGCGTAAACATCACCACTATTCCAAGAACCACCATTAGATACTAAATCTCCATCAGTATCGAATATCCATGCTTTTCCAGGAGTTGCATCAGGTTTAATTGCTACTGATACACCTGAGTTAGTATCTACATATCTTACATCAGAAGCTACATAATCAAATGATTTTGCAGTACCACTAATATCGAAAGATAAAAGACCTGAAAGAGATGAACCATAAAGTGATAACTGATTACCACTTGCTAAATCACCAACGTTACCAGTTGAAGTACCAATTGAGATTAAATCAGTTCCATCTGAATAGATAGCTGAACCATCAATTGTACCATCACCTGCGTTCTTATAAAGAACTTCACCAGAAGCTGCTCCAGTTGTTACTTGAGCTGAACCAGAAACTACACCATCTCCATTAGCTAAAAGAATTTTAGCTTCTGAACCAAGTGCTCCTGCTTTCCAGTAGTCATTTGTTGAATCCCAAAGTAAAGAACCTGAAACTGTATTTGGTGCAGTTGCATCTTTTACTAAAAGACCAGCGTTTGTTGCTCCACTACCATTCAATTCGATGATGTTATCACCAATTTGTACAGTTGTAGAATCAACGATAGTTTGAGTACCAGAAACAGTTAAGTTACCAGTTACAGTTAAATCGTTACCAATTGTTACATCAGAAGGTAAACCGATAGTTATTGTATTATTTGTTACAGTAGTTTCAATTTCATTAGCAGTACCTGTAACTGTAAGTGCATCATTTAATAAATCAACTACATCATTACCAGTTGAACCTGAAATTACTAAATCAGTAGCAAGACCAGTTAAACCACTACCATCACCAACGAATGTTCCTTTGAATGAACCAGTTGCTTCAATATCAGAAGTACCACCTATGATAGTACCATCTAATTGAGTTGAACCAGAAATTACTCCACTACCTTGTAAATGAGTAATAGTTTGAGCTGAACCAGAAACTACTCCATTGTTTGCAGAAATTGAACCAAATATTGTGGTTGCGTGTACTTCTGCGAAAGTATCAGTTGAAGAACCTAAATCATAGGTATTTGCAGCTGAAGGAATAATATCTGATGAAATTTCACCACCAAAAGAGATTGTATCTGCCGATGCATCTCCAATTGTAATGTTACCACCGATTGTGATATTACCTTGAATGTTTGCGTTACCAGTCAAGTCCATACTTGAACCTGAGATAACTCCTAAATTAGAGATACCAGATACATTAAGAGTACCATCAGATGTGATAGTACCAGCATCAAATGTACCAGCTCCTAAATCTATATTTCTATTGTCTGAAAGAAGGTCAGTAGCAACTTGAGCAGAAGATGAATAAACATTAGTACCATTAGTTACAGTTGCTATTTGCCCTGAACCAGATACGATGTTTGTTCCACCTGTGTTTGCTGTTGCTTTTATTTCTGTGTTTCCACCTTTTGCTAAGATGTAAAGTTTTTCCTCTGAAGTGTTATAGTAAGGTACACCATCAACTGCAGTACTATACGATGCACCTGTTAAATCAGGTGTTGAAGTACCATAGATAATCTTGTTAGCTGGTGTTGCATCTGTGCCATCACCAAAGAATACCATTGCAGATGAGTTAGTAGATGTAATACCAGATGAACCCGTTACTATCAACAACTCCGCTTTACGTTTAGTTGCTCCGGAAACACTTTCTAAGACCCCTTTTCTATGTCTTATAATTTGTGCCATTTTGTTTTTTTTCCTTTTTTAAATTAAATAAATATTAAACATTTGTAACCTTAATTGGGTCATCTGCCCTCTCCTAAAAACACTATATAGTGTTATATCTTATAAATATATCGTTTGGGAGGATTTGTTATATACTTCCTCCATCAATTTCTACTATTTGTACTCCACCAGTAAAATGAGCTGAGCCGGTATCAATTGATACTCCATTTGAATTCACAATTATTCCACTCGATGCTCTTACTGAAATAGAATCAGAACCAGTAATAATACCATCACCCTGTCCTATATTTAATGTTGCGTTTCCACTAAATGCTCCACCAATCAAACCACTACCAGCAACTACTGCGGTGATATCACCAGTACCAGAACCACCACTTCCACCAAATCCACTAAATTCAGACCATGATACTGAATCTACAAATGTATTTATATAATCTGCAAGAGTTACAGTTGCTTGATAAGTTGCTGCTGCATCTTCTACCCATACTATTTGTCCATCAGATATTCTCGCAATTGGAATATCAGCCAACATATCGTATTCAGCAACAGTATAAAAGGCACCTTTGATAAATTCAATATCTGCAAGGGCTGTTCCTGATGAGGATGCTGCTGATGTTAACTGTAATTTTGAACTTATACTTGGCATATTTTTAACTCCTTATTATAAATATAATTTAAAAGTCTGATATTGAACCAGAACTTGATAATACTTTTAATCTCATTGAACTTGCGTTGTTTTGTTGTTTTGCACCAATAACAAACCACTCAATATATCCATCTTTACTCGAATCTAACACAATAGAATGAATTACAGATGGAGTTGCTCCTAAAGGTGCACTTGTTCCATCGGCATATTCTACTAAAACGTATTCTCCTGCTGTACTACCACCAGTTCCATCTGTCATCGATGTTGGAACACCGCTCATAGAAGAACCAGATGGTATTAATATGATTGTTTGTTGTGCACTTGCCCAACTTATACTATCTGCTGATTCCGATACTGCTGCATTTAAACTCGAACCACTTACAGTTGCTGCTAATGTTGCAGTAGCACCTCCTGCTAAAGTTATGGTTGAACTACCAATATCACCCGATTTAAATTTGTAATAAGGTGATGATGTGTTTGCAGTATATGAAGTTACTTGAGGTGGTACATCTGTATTAAGAGTTGCTGCACCCATTACAGCGTTATAGTTCGCACTAAATCCTGCATCTGAACCATACCCTGAACGATAAATATAAACTGTTGTTAATACTTCTGCTGCTTCCACAGTAATTGATTCGTTTGTTAAAGTTATACTCTCTCCATAAGTATCAGTTACAGTAATGTTTATAGAGTATGAACCTTCTGCTAATGAACCAGTTGGTTGAATTGTAAATGGAGATGAACTACCACTTACATCAAACTTACCACCATCTGTTCCTGCAAGTGTGATTGTAAATGGTGAGTTGTTTTCTGTATCTGTTACAGTTAAACTACCAATGTTTGAACCACTAATTGCTTCATCAGTATTAAATGATGCTGCAGTGAATGTTGCTGATGGAGCTGAGTTTCCAAATACAGTTGCAGTTACTGAACCACTACCTACGTTTCCATATTGGTCTCTAAATGTTATTTTAGAAATTAATCCTGTTCCAACTTCTGGTGTATATCCTGATGAACCTGCTATTGTTGGGTCACCAACATCACCATCTTGGAATATACTTCTAATAGTTGAAAGTGATGGTTTAGTTAAAACTGGTTTTATATATTTGTTATATAGTGCATATCCTAATGGATTGTTTGTTTGAATACCTGATGGTGTTCTTGAATTATCATTCCATTCTGGTGATAATGAACCTCCACTCCATAAAGAAGAATATTCCCACATATTAAAGTTTAATAAGTAAAGATATTCTTTTGCTATTAATTTAAATGTTGATGCAGTATTATAACTTGCATCACCATAACCACTTATATCAAATACACTATTATCTACGGCTTCTTTTATTGCGTAATATAATTCACGAGTATTCCAATTTGAATCAGTTTCAGGATCCCAAGATAATCCATTAAATGAACCACTAACTGCACCTCTTACCCCATACTGATGTATTGTATGGAATATGTGTTCAATTACTTCTTGTGCATCATTATCACCAGAACCAGATGCAGCTGATGAGTTTAGATACCAAACCATATCATCGGTTGCGTGAGAATCTTGGAAATTTTGTAAACCTGAATAACTTGAGTAATTAGAATCAATTAATGGGTTTGGAGAGTAATCCGAACCTGCTCCTCTTAAAATTCTTTGTGCAGTTGGATAACCACTATGCCATGTACCAGTTTCACCTTTAAGAATTCCAATCATATTTGCTTGGTCGGTATCATTGATATCTACACCTGATGAAGTTACCATCAGTTTAATCATTTGAGCAACTTTTTCAGTAAATGCATCTGGTACTGCTGATTGCCCTCCAACTGCTGCACCTTGTACTACTTTTATTCCATTTACATGAAGTGATTTACCATATAATGTACTATTTGTAGAATCACTTGCAAGTGCAGTACTTGTGTAATCTGTACTCGTTACCGAACCACTAAAATCATATCCTGCAGTTAAGTTACCACTTGAATCAACAGATATTCCTTGTCTTGATGAAGTAAACTCTGTTACAACAGGTGAACCATACGATGGTGAATAAGATACACTTACTTGTGCCGCATTTCCTTGATTATATCCAGTCGCATCTCTAAATACATCTGTATTTTCTGCTGATTCTATAATGTAGATTGATGTATCTCCACCAAGTGTTCCATCATCAGCTTGTGAGATTGTTACAGAACCACTATGTAATCTTGTTTCAAATCCATGTACATCTTCAATTGAAGCAGTGTAATCATATGTTCCTGCTGGTACTGAAGTTGAGTTTACTAACAACTTCATTATACCAGTTGAGTTACTCGGTGTAAAATAAGTTGTGTTATAGTTTGTCCAAGATAATCCACTTGATAAAATAGAATCACCTTCGGTATCTGTTAAGTTTAATCTAACTATTTCCGATGAACCAGTTGCTTGGTTTGTATTTTCATTAAATGTTTGAGTAGATGATACTGTTGGTGCATTGTTTTTAGTAATGTTTACTGCTATTGTATCACTACCATTATTTCCATATTGGTCTGTCCAAGTTATAGTTGATGCAATTATAGAACCATTAGTATTTCCACTACCACTAATATCTGTACCAACCGATAATACACCAGTTGATGAGTTGATTGAGATTAGTGGGTTTGAAGATGCAAATGAGGTTGCTGATTGTGAACCATAATTTGGTGAGTAAGAAACTACTACTCCACCTTGTGTACCAGTTCTACCACTTGAGTTGATTCTTATTAAATCACCACTTGTTGCAGATTCAATAATATAGAATGTACCATTTTCGGTCATAGTACCAGAACCAGCTTGTGCAATTGTAAAACTTCTACCACTATAAGTTGTTGATTCACCATAGTTATCGGTTACATTTACATCATAAGAATAAGAACCTGCTGCCAACGATGCTGTATCAGGTGTTACTTGTATCTGATATGAAGATGAATTAGAATTTTGAGGTACTGCTGATATAGCCCATGCACCAGTTCCACTCAATGACATTGAGTATGGGGTATCTCCTTCAACATCTGAAATTGTTACACTTACCAAGTTTGTACCAGTTGTTGCCAAGTTTGTATTAAAGTTAGAACTTTGGTCTGTAAATGTAGCAGTTGGTGCAGAGTTTCCAACAATTGTTACAGATAAATTATCAGTAGTTGTTGTACCGAAAGTATTTGTAAATGTAATTGTTGAATCTAAAGTATCACCACTTTGAGTTACCGAACCACTTAAATCAACATTTAATGATAGGTTACCATTTGAGTTGATTGATATTGCAGAGTTAGATGAACTCCAAGTACCACTTTGGTTTGAGTTATAATCTGCAGTTGTTGAACCATAGTTTGTTGTTTTTATAGTTGTACCACTTAATTCAGATTCTTTTATGTACGGTCCTGCTGACCAGTTGTCTGAAAGAGTTGCTGGTGTATCATCTGTAATATTGATTGTTACCAATGCAACATTTGAATCACCATTAAAGTTATCAGTTACTTGTACTCTATAAATGTATTTGTTAATTAAATCAGAGTTTAGATAAACACCTGTTTTTCTTGTTACCACACCACCTGTACTCATTTGGAATGGTTCTTCATGTGGGTCTGTTAATTGTGATGTTCCACTATAAGAACCACTACTAACCACAACACCATCTAATTGTAATTGGTGTAATGCAAAGTTTTTGAATGTGATTGTATCACTTTCATTATCTGCTGCAGATATTGAACCAACAGTTGCACCATTTGAACTATTTTCATTTATAGATGAAAGAGTTTGGTCTGATACTGTTGGAGTTAAATTATCAGTAACATTTACAGTAATAGGTAAATAAGTTATTGAATCCAAATCTTCACCTGATACATAATGTTCATCTGAAGCAGAGATACTAAATGTATATTGTGTTTGTTGTTCATAATCTAACGAACTTGTATTTTGTGTAATATCAACATAAGTTGAATATTTTGTAATCGCAAAGTGATTATTATCAACTGATGAAGAATAAATTGTTATTGCATCCGATTCTGCATCTGTAAAGTAAACTCTTTTTACTAATGTACCATTTGTTGAATTTTCATTCAAGTTTGAAGTTACAGAAGTAATTTCATTACCACTTATAGAAGTTTCTCTAAATATAGGTGCTGCGTTTGGAGTTACAATAATGTAAATATCTTTTTCAGTAGATGTACCGAATGAATCAGTAGCAGTTACTTTAACCAAATGTCCATGTCCACCACCAACAACAGATGTGTTGAATGAAGCAGAAGTTGGTAATGCGTTTAATGTCATTACACCCACACTACTTACTCTAACTAAATCATCAGTATAAGAAGAACCAGTTCCCCAAGTAATTGATTGTCCTTCTGGATCAGTACCACTTAAAGTTACAATAGTTGAACCATTTGTTCTATATTCTTCAATTGTTTGGTTACCAGTTGATATACTTGGTGCTGTGTTTGGATAAAATACTGCGTTTAAGAAATCTTGTATTGAACCACTTGTACCAGGATTTACTGAATTGGTGAATAAATCTCCTAAATCTTCGTTAGATATTACTCTGTTACCATCGTAAGATACATCAGAAGAACCACCACTTCCACCAGAACCACTTATGATTACATAACCACTACCAGAAGTTATGGTTACATTTCCTTGTCCTATAAACGAACCACTAAAGATTCCACTTGGTAATTGAGTAGAACCACTAATTACACCTGCTGGTAATAACTCAGTTACTTGCGAAGAACCACTAATAGTTCCTGCTGGAATTTGTGTGTGAACAATATTATCTATTGTGGTTGCAACAGATGATGAGTATGTAGCAAAATCAACCGATGCGGATAATACACCTGTACCATCTAAAGTTGTTAATACCGAACCTGATGTTATTCCACTACCACCTAATACTTGCTCTGAAGATGATACTAATCCACTTGGTACATTGGTTAATTGAGTGAAATCAGAAACACCACTACCTGTTGGGATAGTAATTGTATTTCCACTTGATATTGATAATTGGTCACCAACAATAGAAAGTGTTTGTGAATCAGTTTCACTTGTTAAGAAAGATGAAGTTGCTGCAATTAAAGCATCAACTTGTGATTGAACTGATTCAGTAAATGTATTTAAATTACCAATTGGATGAGAACCACTAAGAATATCAGTTCCACCTAATACTTGAATAGATGATGATACTAATCCGCTCGGAATTCCACTTAGCTCTCCCCATGATGATGCACCACTTGCACCTGCAATAGAAGTTGCGATAGATGAACTAAATGTTGTATAATTTTGTGTTTGAGTGATATCAATTTGAGATGAACCACTAACTGTTCCTGCTGGTGTTAAACCTGCGGAAATACTATTGATTCTTATATCAAATGATGCAGAATCTGTTGTATATGTTGTTGATAGTGGGAATCCATACTCATCTAATACTCGTTGTACTCCTGCTTGGAAATAAGATGATGTATTATTTAATGATATCGTTCTTGAACTTGCAATATCACCACCACCAACTAAACCATCTCCTGTTGATATTGTAACAGTCGTGTGGTCTATATGTTCATCTGCAACATAATTTGTTGTACTTCTTAAATCAATTTGTGATGAACCACTAACTAATGTTTTATTGTCAAAATTAGAAGATGATAAGAAAACATTTTCTATTTTTGTATTTAACGAAGATGATACCTCATTTAAAGATGCAGTAGTTGCCAATCCGGCCTCTACTGATGGAGAATATAATTGTTGAGATGAACTTATAATTCCACTTGGAATGTTAAATAAGTTTACATCCCAATCAGCACCAGCTCCAGCATTTGCTATTGCTTTGAATTGGTCATCTATTGATGCAGATGTTTCAACATAAGAAGCAGAATCTACAAATCCTGCAGTATGTCTTGATAAAATCCAATATGAATCATTAATTCTTGTTATATTTGAAGAAGTTGTTTCTCCATTAATTTCTAAAACTCTAAATGTTACTTCTCTACTACCAGTATTGTAATATACACCATCAGAACCAGTTACTGGAGTTACAGATAATCTTACATCTCCATCAAAGTTTTTAATGAAAAGAATTTTACCTTCATCGTAATGTAAAGTTCTATCGTTATTTAAGGTAAATGTAAATAGATTTACACCCTCATTAATATTCCAAGTTGAACTATCTGAAAAATGTTCAGAACCTGGTCTAATATATTTATTATTCCATACTGTGTTAGATACATCGTAATAATTTCCAAAACTTCCTTCAATGGCATCTAATCTTGAATCTACTGATTTTGATTCTAAATAGTTTGCACCACTTACTTCATAGTTTGCACCACTTACTTCTGTTAGCAAATTTACTGAAGATGAAACCAAAGTACCAAGTGAACCACTTATAACACCACTTGGTAAGTGAGATATTACTTGTACAGATGAAGAAACGATTCCACTTCCATCAGTAATTTGTGTAGAACCACTAATTACTCCCTCAACATCCAATTTTGTTTTTACATCAGAATCAGTATAATGAGTTAAATCTGAAATTTGTGATTCAGTAATTGTAATTTGGGAAGAACCACTAATAATTCCACTTGGTAATTGTAAACTACCACTAATAATTCCACTTGGAAGTAAATCAGTTACTTGTGCAGATGAACTTATAATACCACTATCGATTGAAGTTAGGTATGATGAAGTTGCTGCAGATAATCCATCTACTTGAGTTTGTATTGAACTCGTAAATGTGTTAAGGTTTGAAATATCTGTATGAGATAAATCAGAAATTTGTGATTCAGTAATTGTTATTTGTGATGAACCGGAAATTACTCCACTTGGTAATTGGTCGGTTATAGAACCACTAATTAAACCACTTGGTAGTTGTTCAGAACCCGATATAGTACCACTTGGTATTTGTGTGTGAGCTAAATCAGAAATCTGAGAAGATGAAATAGTAATTTGTGATGAACCAGAGATTACTCCACTTGGTAGTTCTGCTATAACAGAACCACTTACTACACCAATTGAATCAATATAACTCTGAACATCTGAATTTGTATAATGCGATAAGTCTGAGATTTGAGATTCAGTAATTGTAATTTGTGAACTTCCACTAATTAAACCTTGTGGTAATTGTTCTGAACCAGAAATCGTACCACTTGGGACAGTTGTAAGGTAAGATGATGTTGCAGAAGTTAACGAATCTACTTCACTTTGAATAGATGAAGTAAATGATTGTATGTTTGTTATTTTTGATTCAAGTGCATTGTCATTATTGGTGAACTGAGTTATTAAATCAGTTCTTACATCTGATAATTCAGTTTTTATAGAAGAACTGTAATCAGTAAACGTTGAACCACTAATTAAACCACTTGGTAGTTGAGATACCAAAGAACCACTAAGTACTCCTTCTGTATCTAATTTTATTTTTACATCAGAATCACTATAATGAGATAAATCACTAATTTGTGATTGAGTTATAGTAATTTGTGATGAACCGCTAATTAATCCTGCAGGTAATTGTTCAGAACCTGAAATTGTTCCTGCTGGAACTTGTGTTAAATAAGATGAAGTTGCTGCGGTTAAAGAATCAACCTCACTTTGTATTGAAGCACTAAATGTGTTTAGTGATGAGATATCTGTGTGTGATAAATCACTAATTTGTGATTGAGTAATGGTAATTTGTGAACTACCACTTATAATACCACTTGGTACGTTTGTTAATTGTGTATAATCAGAAACACCACTACCTGTTGGGATAGTTATTGTATTTCCACCTAAAATAGTAAGTTGGTCTCCACTAATAGAAAGAGATTGTGCATCTGAACCAGTTCCATCTAATTGTGCGTGAACTGTGATTACATTTGATGAAGAGGTAATTGTAATATTGTTACCACCAACAAATTGTGGGGTATTTTCAATTTGAGAATATGTGATGTTGGTAATTCCACTACCATCTCCACTAAATGAAGAAGATATAGAAGATGCGGTTACTGCTCCTAAGACGGATTGAGAACCCGTTACAACAAGTGAACCACTTACTAAAAATTCACCATGTATGACGGAGGCGGTTACTACTCCTTCTATCTGTTTACTTTGAATTAATGTTGCCATTCTTATCTACTCACTATTTTACCTTTTACCTCAAAATCATCTGCGGAATAAAGAGAATCATCTAATCCAACCGATTCAGTAAAAGAAATTACAATATTACTACCATCATCTATAACCGAGTAGCTGTCATCCTTCTGTTTTAATCCAGTAGTGAAAACATCTACATAATCTTTTAGTGTATCAACTGCCACATCTTGAAAAACAAACTTTTTGTTCAAAAGTGTTAGTTGAATAAAACCACCAACCAAAGTAACCGTATCTGGTACATGAGTAGAGATGAATGTATCATCTATAACCTCAAGAATCAGATTTTTTATTCTTAGTTTATCATTAAAAGGTGTGATTATATTTGGTCTCTGTTTACTCATAACGATTCAACATCCCCCTCTATTTTAATCTCATCTTCACTTGATAATGAGTATGGAAAGTTTGCTTTAATGAAATTAACGTGCAAATCTTTTCCACTTTGTTCGAAAATATAATCTTTCTCTAAAATAAACTGTCCATTAATAAATATATCAAACCTTGAGTGTTCCTTTCTTAATGGACGTAATTTTATATCTAAATCTTTAAGTTTTGTATTTTCTGCTTTGAATATCCACCATATAGGGTGATTCAAATCATGAGATACTAACTGTAATTCGTTAGGTTCATGTACTTGTTTCAATATTTTCTGTAAATCTTTTATCATAATTCAATAAATTTACCAGTTATACCGATTTCATCACTTACTTCGAGTTCATAACCCAATTCTGTTGCTGAAATTACCGAACCTGTGTTAAAATTAAATACTATTTCGTTATCTACATAAGAACTTGTGTAGGAATATTTTGCTGGTGGTATATAAACACCATTAATATACACTCTAAACCTATCATTTTCATTAAATGAATCTGCAAGTTCTGCAGGTAACTTAGGAGTTTTAACATTTGTAAGTTTGATTGTATCTGCATCTACAAATGTTGCTTCTTGTGAACCACGAATAGACATAAAATCAATTATATCAGAATATTCGTTGTACATTTTTTGTTTTACTTGAGAATTGGTACTTGCACCAGTTCCACCAGTTAAATCCCATTCCAATCCCCAAACAACTTTTTTTGCAGAGAATGATTTCTTATGAGTTGAACGATTATCAAATTGTTCTGGTAAAAGATATGCATTTACTACCATTGTAAAGGTAGTTCTTACAATTCTTTGAGAACCTTCACCAACTTCGGTGGTATTATCAAAGTTATCTATACGAACTCTGAATTTGAATCCACTTTTATCTCCCCAATATTCATCTGTTGCATATTGAAATGCTTCAACGATTTTATTCATATGTTCTGTAAAATCAGTCCATATCATTACCTCGTAAGTGATTGATACATAATCAGGTATTACAATATCGTATTGTTCTACCGGTCTTGTTGTACCAGTTATTGCTGAAAATCTATCGTATTTGTGTTTTTTTGAGAATTTGGTAACAGTTGGGTATGAAACATGACGATTCATAGTATTTCCCATTGATTCATCTCTCGCAATTGAGTTTCTCTTAAACATTATAAGAGGAATCTGTAATTGACCTCTTTTATCTCGCAAATATCCTTGTTTTTGTACCGCTGCCCATCTTTCTGGGTTACCATACATTACAGGTACTTTAATTTTTTCCTTAAATGCCTCAACAGATGGGACAACAGTATCTATCATGTGTTCAGCGATTGCTAAATCAACATCATAGAGTTTTACACCCTTACCTATTTCAATAGGTTCTCTCTTAATCTCCTCACCACGATTGATGGGAATGTTTTTTAGCGGGTCAACTGCCATTATACTGTCCTATCCTCTATTTGTACTTGACTTCTTCTTACCATATGACAAACAGCTATTAAAGTGTTATTTGCATCTTCAAATGTAGAATTTTCTTGGTCATATATTTCAGGTGCACCACCAATCCATTGTGGTTCTCTTACATTATCAATTTCATAATAAATTGAATCATATAAAATAACATCACCAATCTCAGGATAACCTACTGTAAGGTTCTGAATTGCTTCAGTTGGTATCAGAGTACCATTTATATCTCTAACCTTTGGTACTGCGTAAGATTCATCTCTTAATCTCTGTCTATTAAACCTAAATTCAACTACACCTTGTTGGTCTGCACCAAATCCTTCATATACAACATTTATTGGCTCTCTATCTACAATTGCCATCAAAGTAGAAGGTGCTCTCCAAACTTTACCCAAAGATTCTCCATACAGATTGGTTTTTGTTTCACCAACTGATACTTTGAATAGAACAACTGCTTGTTCTACCACATAATCAACAACCTCTTCTGCGATGGTTTTGATAAAATCCAAATCTTTTGCGTTGAAAAACTTTGGCATCGTTTTATCCTATATAAATGTTAAGGGGAACTTTCTGTATGATTTTTTGTTGTTGGTCAACCATATTAGATTCGTTCTCCATTCTCTGTTTCTTACTAACTTCGTTAAGATTTTCTCTTAATTGTTCAATTAAGTTATCTTTTTCTGTCTGTGCTTCAGCTCTGAGTGCTGCACCATCTAAAGAAACCTCTGAACCAGGGATTGGTACGGTGTTGTACTTCTCTCTGATTGCTCCTAACATCTCTTTTGCCAAAGCGAGTGTATATTTTCTAATCCATTGTTTACCAACATCGTTGATATTAGTATATTCTGCAAAGTTATATCCAATGTTTGAGTAATCTGATACTACATTTGGAGTTATAACAGTAGAATTTTCTCTAAAATCTTTTTTAACTTGATATTCAAACCAAAGATTGTATGTTGATGTTGGATTTGGGAATATTTGTATCTTATTATTTACAATATTAAATGTATGTGCTGATTTTCTGAATTGGTCGTTGAATTCTATCTGTTGAATTCTTAAAGCATCCTCATAGATTGGCATCATAATAAATTGTGCCGCTGGTGAGAATGAACCAAACCCAAATTCATCAATTAAGTTAAGTGTCCCTTGTCCACTTACTGAATAAGGGTCAAAGAATCTGTTAATTGCAGGAGTTGCTTCGTAAAATACTTTGGTTACATCAATTCTTTCACCACTTTCACTTACATCTGCCCATAAAGTTTGTAAATCATATGATTGAGTTGCTGCATTTACAGTAATTTTACCTTTTTTAATATCAGTTCTACCACCAACGTTTGCAAGAGTACCATAACCCTCACCGATAGTGATAACATTGTTTAATTCTGAACCTAATACTGATTTATGGGTGTAATTTGAACCTGTTGGTTGTCCTTCTAAAGAACCAAGGTTGTTTCTAATGTTAAATTGATTTACTTGTGCAGAATATTCAGAAACAGCTTCTTCAAATACTGCAAAGAAGTTATCTCCTTGTAATTCGATATCAATTATAGGATAACCTAATCTTTTCGCACACCAAGAAGCAACTTTAGGTGCATCTGATTGGAAAGATGAATCTCCATCATAAATTCCAAATGGGGTTGATGAACCAGAAGTAAATGTTGATGTTCCTGTCCAAATTCTTGCTTGAGACATATATTACTCTCCTTAACTTATACATTTATACTACTATAAATATAAGATTGTTAAAAAGGAGAGTATAGTATTATACTTTTAGTGAAACATAAGGTCTTGCGCTTGATAATCCTTTATTAGCTTCAATTACCCATTCATTTTCTGGATCGCCAGTTTCTACTAAATGGTAATTACTAAAAGCAGCTTCTGATATAAGCGCTGGTACAAATTCATCTCCATTTTCATTTACAATGATGACACCATATTTTCCTGCTGCTACATCAGCTGCGTTTCCAGAATGAGCTACCCAGCTCTCGAAATGTTCTAAAGATAAATCTATCATAATTTAGTTTCTCCTATATTATTTAATATAAATATATGATTTGTAATAAAAAAGAGGGAAACCTTACGGAATCCCTCTTATTTTTATCATCACTATGTAATGACCTATTAACTAAAATTTAATTAACGATTATAGGTTAGCTAAATCTTTAACATAGATTTTACCATAGAATTCTGGTCTTACCATTTTCTTAGCGTATCTAGTCATCACACCTCTTCTTGGAGTGAAGTTAGTTGGGTCATATACAAGTGGAGTCATGATTAATGGTACATAAGGTGCGTAAACTGCTCCTGTTTCAAGGAAGTTAGAACCTTTAAATCCTAACAAGATTTCGTTTGAAGTCATGTAAGGGTTTTTGTACACAGTATATCTGTTTGATAGAGAACCAACAGTAGTTACACCAGCTGCGAAAGATGAAGCATCTTTATCAGCAGAAACTGTAAATCCTGGGATTGATTCTAAAATAGTACAAACATCTGGAGATGCAACGATAAAGTTAGCACCACCTCTAAGAGTCAATTGGTGAATCTTGTTAGAAACTTTGTTAAGTTTCGCACCAAGAGTCTGGAACCAAGAGTTCTTAGTATAAGCTGCTGCTGCACCTGAGTTACCCCAAGTACCTGCAGTTGAGTTATACTCTTCACCTAAAGTTACTGACCAGTACTCAGTTGTTAAAGCGTTAGCTTTTAACATATCAAGGATTTCAAGGTCAATCTCTAAAGAGATGTACTCTGATAACATTGAAGTTAATTCTGCTTCAGCATCAATTGAATGGTAAGCATTTAAATCTTGAGCAAGTTCAGGAGTCCATACTGCCTTTAATTTTCTTGTCTTAGCAACGATTGCTTCAGACTTCAATTCAAGGTCAACTTCAGGAATACCTAAATCAGTTGCTGGTTCAGATGGAGAAGCATCTTCAAAATCACCTCTTGTAATATCAGTTGGTTGTTTTGAGTAATAGATGTTATCAATTGTTCCAGGGCTAGCAACACCAGAAGCTTTAACGATAAATGTTACGTTAGTTCCATCTTCTGAAGTGTGAGCTGGGTAGTAATCAGAAATAGCTGCATCAGCGATTCTGAAAGAACGTACTGAATCTAAATCAGGATTAGTTAAATTAGATAAAGCAACAGTTACTTTTGCTAATTCACCAGCTGCGATTGAAGCAGAAAGTGATGAATCATAAGATACATCAGCTAAAGAAGCTGAAGTCCATGATACAACTGCTTTGTTAGCTGCAGCTACTTCATTTACTGTGTACCCGTAAGCACCATCACCATAAAGACCATTTTCAGCTGCTTGAGTTTGACCAAAACCAGCTGCTGGAGTAGCTCCACCAGTACCACCAAATAAAGAACCAGCAGCTCCAGTAGATTTTCCACCAGTTGCAGTTCCATATTTGAAATCTAAATAAAATATAAGTCCTGAAGGTAAGTTCATCGGTTGTACCGAAACGAATTCTTTAGATGCGATTTCACCAAAGATTCTTCTTACCAAAGGAAGTGCAACACCTGACCACTCTTCTGAACCTGCAGAAGTACCGGTAGCTGTTGACTCATCAAGCAATTGTTTTGCTTGGTTTTCGAGAAGAACCGCGATTTGCGATTGTTCTCTTTCTTTTAAACCTTCAAGAAGTCCAGTTTGTTCCCACTTAGATTGTAGTTGACGTGTTTCAGCCAACATTACTTGTTGTGGGTTCTTTCCTTCCATAAGTTTAGATAAATCAAAATTTGCCATTTTTATCTCTCCTTAATAATTTTTTGTTAGTTACTTAATGTTTGCCAATTTCTTAAATCTATCAGCAATAGCGTTAGTTGATTCAGCAATTACTTCCTTTTTAGGAGCAGTTGAAGCAACAGGCTTAGATGCAAATGATTCAGTTAATTTAGCAGTTTGTTTTTGTTTTTTTGCAGTTCCGTTAAATTTGAATGACTCTGCTAATGTAGAGTAAACAAGTTTAACTTCTCTTACGTTACCTGTTCTGTCTAATGTCTCAACAACTTTCATTTTTTGTTCGTTGTTTAAATCATAAGAACGGAACAGTTTGTTTGTGTAAAGAAGTTTTGCGTTAAGCAAGTTAACTTCATTGATTGTAGATTTAAGTTCTTTGATTGTAGAAATAGCTTCTTCTAATTCAGCTTTTACTTCATCAATTTCACTTGTTTCTT